CTATCGGGCGTTTAGCTCAGCTGGTTCAGAGCATCTGCCTTACAAGCAGAGGGTCGGCGGTTCGAATCCGTCAACGCCCACTTTTTTTAAGAGCAATCATGATTACATGATTGCTTTTTTTATTTCCCAACCAACACAAAGAAACACCTTATTCTCCCACTATTCTTTAAAAGAAGGCTAACACAACAAAAAAGGCAGGAATAATAATTCCCGCCTTTTTGTTTCCTTTCGTATACACCTAACGGCTTCCCCTATAGAACCTCACCGTTTCTTTTTATATAATGCAGAAGATATGACATGATCGATAGAAAATTTACCCGGTCCCGTTATGTACATCAGCACAAATACCACCAGATAAATAAAGGCCAGTTCCTTCACGGCAAACGGATCATTCCCGTGTATCACAAAAAAAGCCATTCCCATTGTAAAGACCATCGGGATCATAGCCAGACGATAAAACGCACCGAATATAAAGCCTACGGAGCAAAATACCTCAGCGAAAACAGCCAGCCCCAACGACAACGTACTTCCTACACCCAATGGATCCGGGAAAGATTCCGACATAGCACTAAAATTCGTCCATTTCTGGATACCATGCGAAAGCAGCAATACTCCGAAAAGGATACGCAACGCCAACAAAAAAAGAGAAAAAGCATTTCCTACCGGCTTGGCAGGAAAAAGAAATTTATAAACCACTGACATAATCTTTGTTCTTTCTTAAATTAGTTATTCATTTATAAAACATAAATAAAAAAGAAAAGTTTACGCGTAACCCCATAAAAAAAGGACTTCCAACACTTGGAAATCCTTTTGTGACCAGGGTGGGATTCAAACCCACGACCTTCAGAACCGGAATCTATCAGTCAAAACAACATAATAATTTATAATACAACATATTACAAATTACAAAGAAACACATTTGCGAAACAATTGCGAAACTTCTGTTTCTGCATATCACATATATGCATATAATTTAATTAGAAACTAACAATCTTTGGCTTCTTTTGAACAACATAATAAAGTTTACGAATTTCATCTAATGATAATTTAAAATCGCAATATTCAGGAGAAGGGTTAAGGGAATGAAGTGTGATAGTTCCATTTTTCAAATCTTGTTCTACAATCTGTTTTATTAAGACAGAAGAGCCAAAGGCCACAACCCAAAAAGGATAATCCCTATATCTAATCTTCTCCATCCAATGCTCCTTACCTAACTCTCTAACCAAAACACGATCCCCCGACTCAAAACTACTTCGTGTCCCATCATCCATACTCTCCCCCTTTACTTCAAAAGATAAATAATTTCCATGAACTATTTTTGAAACTTCAAAAGCATCCTCCTCCCAATCTTCTTTATCCGGCTCAAGAGTATCGGCTTCATTAGCAAACCTACCATAGGCACAAAAAGGAACATGCTTGACAAGCATACGATACTTTCCATTACCTAAATCATAAAATTTTACTCCATTGGTATTTTCAGTAAAAAACTTTCCGATCTTTTCTTCTGTAGGTATTTGTTCAAGCTCTATTATAGATTTATCATCTTTCAATCTTTTCCCTTCACCTGTAAGAACATAATCAGGATTTACTTCGCTGTAATTAGAAAAAAAATCCGACAATATCTCAGAAGAGACTTCAGTAACACCCTTTTCGATATTCGAAATCTTTTGCTTAGTTATTACAGAACTCTGTTTTCCCATTCTATACCCTGTCAATCCAAGTGATTTATAGGTTTCAATGAACCGTTTTGTTACATCATTCATAAAAAAAATCTCCTTAAATTTTTAAAGTCCAATAAACAGGACTATATTTGTCACCGTAACAAGTGCAAGATGTTACTTAGACAGATTCGACATTCCTCTTTTTTTGAGGGATTATATATAAAGTCCTGAATAGCTTGCACCTATTACGGGACTTTTATTTTTAGGTCTATGAGCAATCGGCGGTAGACCGCATGAGCGGAGAGACAAAGGGTTGCGCTCTTAAAACCAGGTACTGCGAGGATAGCGCAAGTCCGAGAGGCGACGAAACCAGAGTCTTTCACAGCTATAAAACCGATTGCAAAACATTAATTCAAAGAACAATATGAGTTATTCCAACAAAAATTCAAAGCAAGAACAATCTCCCTATCAAGAGAACCCATTTAGACTTTTAAGCGATTCTGCATTAGAAGAAGTACTTACTATGTTTGAATTAAATATTCGTTTTTTTGATCCGCGTCTTTCAGCACTTGTTGTCTGTGCTAAGATTGAGAGATCTGTTTCAAAAGATCAAAAGCCGAATCACAACATTTAGTAAGTCGTTTTAACGAATCTATTTCTATCTTTTTATAAAGGTCATATCCTGAAATCTTATCAACATCTATAGTTGAGTGGAGTGTTTTTAATATGCTACAAATAGTTTCAGTTTGAGTTCCTGTATTTTCATTACAATCCGCTAATGTGTTTACGGCAATAGGATATAGCGAAACGGGATTTTTTATATGAGCGACTCCTACAACCAAACTGAGTTTGAAAAAGAACAGATCTTTTTCAATAAATTTCTCGTGCTTCAACTTTTCTTGTTCCACATTTTTCCGATATTCCTCTCCAATCAGTTTTTTCAATCTTTTTTCAATAGTTGCGTTGTTGTAGATTTGATAGGCTACTATTACAGCAGTACAAATAGATATAATAGCAAGCGAAGCTCCCAGTATCGCATCATTCGTAAATACAAATGGTTTAATTCTCAATATACTACATATGGATAGTATAATTGACACTACACTTAGCCCTAAACTCATATTCTCTTTTTTCACATCCATATTTTTTAACAATTAAATCGATTTATGTTAAATAAATATTATAGTCCAATATTTTAGACTATTTATTTCAATAGTCCAAATAATAAGACTATATTTGCACCGTAATCATGATTCAAATACATGATACATATAATTGATTTAGCAAAAATACACATTTATATGGAGTTAACAACTGTAAGATACAGAAAAAGCAAAATTAAAAGCTTAGCCTCAATTCTTAGAGATATGCAGATTGGGGAAAGCTTAAAGTTCTCTGCAAACAGAGATACAATTAGGATGTATATCGGACGTCTAAACAAAGAAGGGCGTCAATACACAGGGTCAGTTAAGGGATTGAGCAAAGATATAGTTGTGACAAGATTAAAATAGGTGTTTATGAAAATCAAGATAGAACTTTTCGAATTAAAAAACCTCCTCATTGAAGCGGCAACGCTCGGTGCAGAGGCAGCGGAGAAAAGACGTTCTCCTACTTCTGATAGGATAAGCCAGAGGGAAGTCTATAGATGGCTTAAGGGTCTTGGTTATAGACCCTCGCTTCTCAAAAAATTGGAAGATAGTCTTAAAATAAAAGGAGATAGAGATGGAGGTGGAAAAAATTCTCCTCTGATGTATTCCAGACTTGAAATAGAAGCAGCTTTAGCAGCATACAAATCTTTTGATTCTGTAAATGACATATAAAGGGCATAAGCCGAAAGCGTTCGGCTGGTGAAGGAAAGCGTTCCTGACCGGGTTCGAATCCCGGATGCCCACAAAAACGTTCTTTGACATGGTTACAATGAAAGTCCTTGATCCTATCATAGGTTACACGTAAGAGGTATCGGGATAGCGACAAGGCGGTATAAGGCAAAATGGAGGGAGGAAAGATATTTCCAGCTCACGATGAAGTTTAATCGTTCTTTTCATTAAGTCTTATGCGACAATGCGAAAGTATTATAAAGCTGGAACATCCTTTAGGTGTTACGAGTCAAACGTTGGTTAACCTATCCAGTTTTCAAGATATAACCCGGCTTTGAAGGCGTGATGCTGTCGATCGGATCGGCTGCCGGGTGCAAATAAAATAAATGATATGGAAGTTTTAGGTGTATTTATATTCGCAGGTGGTGCTTTTGGAGCACTTTTTTTTATCAATATGCCGATGGTTACAAACCTTATCTTATTATAAGAAACTTTTTAATAGCTGTCGCTATATCAGGTCTTATAGTTTTTGCTATAGGCCTTTATAGGTACTCCAAAATGCCTATTTATGAATATAAAGTAAGTGCGCATTATATTGATGGTAGCACAAAGACACTATTATTTGATAGTAAATATGATCCTAAAATAAACGCGGCTCGTGGGACATATTGGATTGAATACGGCGCATATACAGAACTTGGCGTTGTGAGGTTTGAAATAATAAGCAAGAAGAAAAGATAATTAAAATATCATAGCACATGAATTACAACATTGAACTAAAACATCAAGAAAAAGACAATCAATTGACAATATCCATACATGTTGAAGATTTGCCAATCAATTGTCTGAAAAATTTGGAGTACATAAAAGAAGATGCCGAGAAAGCGGTTACTTCTTACTTGGACCTTTTACGCGGAGAGAAAGTTAGTCATGAAAAGTCTCCAGATAATCAGTGAAGCATTTCAAAAGGAACAAGAAATTTTTAAAGACATCGTTTTCTTGCGGAAACGTTTTAATTATACACCCTTTGCATTTATTTGGCAGATCTACCAACTCTCTATTTAAAGGCAGATTTGGATCAAATGAATAAACCAAGTGGGTAAATTTTATAGCTTGTTCATATAACGGTTGTCCATCAAGAAACATCTTGCTTATTGATGGTTCAAAGGTGTTATACTCGTCAAGTAAATCTTCGACTTTAGAACGAATGTCTTTAGCCATGCTCAGGTACTTTTCTGATTTCATACTTCTTAATTTTTAAAGTTTGCACCACAAAGTTAAGAAAACCCTCTGAAGAGGCGTGAAGCTGCTGATCGAATTAGCCGGAGGGATCATAAACGGAGGTTCACAGGTGGTAACGAATATGTCTGTAGCCGTTTTCATATTCGTTATGCTGTTCAATACAGCATCCTCCACTTTGTATTTTGTAACAAGTTTTGGTTTATGCCTCTCTCGTCCGTGAGGATATAGCGAGGCATATTTTGGTATAAATAAAGAATTATATATGTTACCGGAGCTTTCTGGGAAGACCGCTCCGGCTCTTTATCTGAAATTAAAAATCAACGATATATGAAAGCAATTCAACTGTTCATGCTCACAGCTTCATTGCTGATGACATTCACGCTGTTTATCGGCGCGTTCTTCAATCCGTCATATTGGCTATTCGTGCCGGGTATGGCGTATTTATCATACCTGTTTTTCAAAGAAAAGCGATGGTAAGGGATATCTACATTATAGATCCGGACGGGGAGCAAGACTTCGACGGGTTTGAAGATACGGAAGATCCCGAAGATGTATATCAGAGGGAATGGGAAAATACAACTATGTATTGGTAAAATTAATATTCAAATCTAAATTATATAGAAAATGACTAAGAATGAAATTTTAAACAGCGACAGTGATGTCCGCCGTAGCGCTGCCGGGAACCCTAACACACCGGTAGAAGTGTTAACTGAACTGGCTAAGGATAGCAACTGGGGTGTCCGCTATAGCGCTGCCGGGAACCCTAACACACCGGTAGAAGTGTTAACTGAACTGGCTAAGGATAGCGACTGTGATGTCCGCTGTAGCGCAGCCGGGAACCCTAACACACCGGTAGAAGTGTTAACTGAACTGGCTAAGGATAGCGACTGTGATGTCCGCTATAGCGCTGCCGGGAACCCTAACACACCGGTAGAAGTGTTAACTGAACTGGCTAAGGATAGCAACTGTGATGTCCGCCGTAACGCTGCCGGGAACCCTAACACACCGGTAGAAGTGTTAACTGAACTGGCTAAGGATAGCGACTGGAGTGTCCGCTATAGCGCTGCCGGGAACCCTAACACACCGGGTTATAAAGAAACAACCTACGATTTCGTAGTCACTAAAAACTATGTGGCGGTAAAAGGAACTAATCATATGTGGTATAAACACAATTACCCCAAAATTGCTCCTTTTTATACTTGTGGATGTTTCTGCGGTTCAAGAGAACAACTTCTCGCTAGAATCTATTCGATTGATAATATAAGTTGTGATCCGACAATAAGGGTTAGAATACTTAATGCTTTAGACAACAAATTCAAAGAGGTGTTCGGTCGGTAGAAGAAAAACAGAATCAGAGGGAATGGGGGAGTATCAACATTAAACAGGTAATCACCAATATAGTGACAATATTCTTACATGCTGATATATTGGGTATTTATCTTCTTTGGCATATTGACCAGAAGATAAAATACAACACACTCAGACCTGTAATGCACGGAAAGAAGTATTGATTAACAATAAAAAGTATGGAAAAAGTTTTTATAACTAAATATGCCTTAACAAAAGGCATATTGGAAAAAGAAGCGGAAATACGCGATTATGGATATGAATATGAAATAGCATACGTGAAAGGGGAATTTTCAAGTTATTCTTTAGGCAAAGAAGCTTTTAGGACAAGAGAACAAGCTATGGAAAGAGCCGAGAAGATGAGATTAAAAAAGATTGCTTCTTTGAAAAAACAGATAGAAGCATTGGAAAAGATGAAATTCAAATAGATATGAATGAAAAAGAAGAATTTCTTAAGTCGATGTAGTGATGAAACAACAGCCTTTGTACGAGGTTCTCTTGAAGAACTTGCAGAGAGTTTAGAGACAGAATAATAATTCACTTCACGAAATTAATTGGCTGAACGCCACTATTAGCAAGGGTGTCGTGGATCACGACGCCCTCTGGCTTACAATGGCTTATTATTGCACCCAGGATTGACATAACGAAAGAATAAAAAGAACTGAACCGGAATAGCTCATTTCACAAAAGAAACAAGCATCCGAGGTGTAAACCTAGCCTCAGACCGGCAACCGCAAATCTTGAAAGTGGTAGACCTTGACATTTGCAATGGTCCGGTAGGCAGGAGCACGGTAGGGTGAGTATTAATAATCAATGTTTAATTAATCAACTCCGCTGTTAAAGGACAGCGTCCGGTGAGAGACCGGTTATTTTGTTTCTATTTATTATTTCAAACAACATCCCGGTGTACTTTGATCGGTTATCCGGGAACAATTACCGCCAGGAGGCAGGCAATATATTTTTAACATTTTGACAGCCGGGTGAAAGCCCCTGCAAATGAACAAAACGTATGAATCTTAAAACATAAGGTTATGTCACTAATTAGAAAAAGTACAGAATTAAGTATTCCGACAAATGTAAAGATGATGCTTTACGGACAAGCCGGATTTGGTAAAACAACAGTTGCGCTTAGTGCCCCGTCCCCTTTGTTGCTGGATTTTGACAACGGGGTTAAAAGAGTGAATGATTCCCATTTGCAGGGTGTCGATATTGTGCAAGTGACTTCATGGAATGACATGAAAGAACTGATGAATGAAAATTTGTCCGCTTATCAATCTATCGTGGTCGATACGATTGGCAAGATGATGGATTTCATCATTTCTTATAAATGTGGAACCAGACAACCACAGATTAGGGATTGGGGGGGTATCAACCAGGAATTTTCATGGTTTGTAAGATGTCTGTCCGATTTGAACAAGAATATCATTTTCGTGGCCCATAGAGATACGCGAAAAGAAGGTGATGATACGGTTTTTGTCCCGGCATTAAGGGAAAAGTCCTACAACTCCATTGTTACAGAGTTGGATTTGTTGGGTTACATGGAAATGCGGAATGGAAATGGCCGGGTAAAAAGAACAATCACCTTTGATCCGACAAACAGAAATGACGGGAAAAACACCTGTAATCTGCCGTCTGTCATGGAAGTTCCTACCATTATAGATGCACAGGGCAGACCGACAGCCAAAAATGATTTTATCACAACTAGGATCATCGCTCCATATCTTACCATGTTGCAATCAAAAAAGGCAGAACAGGAAGCATACAACAAGGTAATGGCTGATATAACCGGTTGTCTAGAATTGGTAGCTGATGCAGCTTCAGCGAATGACTTTATCGCCCATATTGATGATTTCAACCATGTAGGCAGTTCAAAGATGAAAGCTTCTATGATGTTGGCAGCTAAAGCCAAAGAATTAGGACTGATTTTTAACAAAGAGACTAAAACTTATTCAGATGCAGCCTAAGTATAAGATATATGCTACATTATTGGATTCTTACTTCAATTACCTTAATAGCGATGTCATATATGAGCGTTATTGGGGCTGGAGTGAGAATCCACCATGTACGGAAGAAGAGTTCCGGCAGAAGCAGTTTCAAGAACTGATAGACCGAATTAACCGCAAGCCATTCGACAGCGAAGCGGCAGACAAGGGAACAGCCTTTAATGAAGTTATTGACTGTATGGTTGAAAATCGGAAATCCGAAACTGTGCAGGTTGAAAAGGTATATAAGGTAATACGCGAAGGAGCTTGTGATGTAACAGGTAAGCCATTGTATTATGATGAGGTTCAGACAAATGAAGTTATAGCTTTGAAAGCTACTTATAATAACCGTGTTTTTACTTTCCCAATTTCACTTTGTCGTGAGTTCGCAAATTACTACAAAGGGGCGTTGACGCAGCAACGTGTAGAGGCAATCCTTCCGACTGCATACGGCAATGTATTGGTTTACGGTCTGATTGACGAACTGATGCCTACCAGTGTTCACGACATCAAAACAACCGGTAGTTATACCGTGGGAAAGTTCAAAGATCACCACCAGCATTTAGTATATCCATACGCTTTAATGAAG